GCACGGATTCAGGAGTCTAAGGACGCCAAGGAGCTCGAGCTGAAGAAGCTGGAGTCTGAAGAACGGGTGCGAAAAGATAAAGACAAGGGGTTCTGGATTGTTCTTGTGGGGCTTGTTGTCTTTATGATAGTCTGCTATATCACGAGTCAGTGATGTACAATCGCCAAAATTTACACAAAATTGCCCAAAAGCCCACTTTCTGCCCACTTTTAAAAATATTTTTGGCCGTAAAATTTAACGCAAATACGTTAAAAACATACGAAAAGCCCAAAAACCCACTTTTTTCTTCAATTTAATAAAATTTTTAATAAAATAATATAATAACTAACGCTAAAAAGTGGGCTTTTGGCCACAACACGGAAAATTCACATATTCCTAACAGTTTTCACTTGAACCAAAGTATGCAGAAGTGCTATCGTTGTCGCAACGTATAACACACAGCTCTGATGAGGTGACTACTATGAGAGATGCTGAAAATCATGGTCTGGATCGGGCCCATAGTTTCTCAAACGAAGATGGTTTTGAGGAATGGATGGCATGCGATGCTAATGGCAACGAAGTTCATTGCTATGACAACGGAAGCGTAGAAATTCATACTAAAGAACCACTTTGCCGCTTCTGCGCAGTCCCACTTGTCAAAGCGAGCCGCAAAACGTGGAAGTGTCCACAGTGCGGTAAACGTCGTACATACGAAGGGATAAATAAGCAGTTTTATAGTTTGGCGGATTATACATACGGCAGCCATCCTTTATGCGACGATTATGGTGTATTCATGAACCACGATGAAGGTACTACTTATATGGTTGGTCCGAACGAGCTGTATACAGAGCTGACTTCTGGATACTAAGCATTAAATCAAACAAGTCTCTGCGCTAATCACGCAGGGGCTTTTCTTTTTGCCCAAAACACACCTCGCGTGAAAAATTCACGCGAAAAAATCTGCCTCTTTTATGAGGAGGAGTAGAATGCGTCTCAGACGTGCTCTACTCCTTTTTATTTTGGAGGTTGACATGTTAGAAAACACATTCAAGACTGGTTTGGTGAAAGAGCTGAAGTCTCGCTTTCCTGGCTGCATCGTGCTCCACGCAGACCCCAACGAGATACAGGGTATCCCTGACCTTGTGGTTCTGTATGAAGACACATGGGTAGCATTGGAAGGCAAGAAGTCAGCAAAAGCATCTCATCGTCCGAATCAGGACTACTATGTAGAAAAGATGAACGAGATGAGTTATGCTGCTTTCATCTACCCGGAGAACAAGGAGGAGATACTGAATGAACTGGAACGATCATTCCAGGCTCGTAGGTCTGCACGCCTTTCTGGGTGCGAGTAAGTATCATTGGATAAACTATGATGCTGCACGCCTTGCCGAGACCTATGCCAGCTATCAGGCCAAAGAAAATGGCACAAGGCTGCACGCATTTGCAGCGGAGTGTATCGCCCTTGGTCAGAAGCTGCCAAAGAGCAAAAAGACGCTCAACGCCTACGTCAACGATGCCATTGGCTTCCGTATGACACCGGAACAGGTGCTCTATTATTCGGACAACTGCTTCGGAACGGCAGATTCTATCACTTTTAAGAACAATTTACTGCGAATCCACGACCTCAAGACCGGAGCTGTTCCTGCACATATGGAGCAGCTCTTTATTTATGATGCGCTTTTCTGTCTGGAGTACCGCGTACATCCGCAGGACATCCAAATTGAGAATCGCATTTATCAGAACGATGATGTCTTTACGGTCAACCCGACCGAGGCTGAAATCAAGCCTATCATGGACAAAATCATCGAGTTCGATAAAATCATTACGGAATTGAAGTTAGGAGAAGCAGCATGAATCCGATTGAAAAAGACATCAAATTCTTTTATGATGTGGACGACGAGACCGACAGCCTCGAACACTACGGTACCAAGCGCCACTCCGGCCGCTATCCTTGGGGCTCTGGTGAGAATCCTTATCAGCGTTCCGGCGATTTCCTTTCCCGTGTGGAAGAGCTTGAAAAAAGCGGTAAGTTTACTGAAAAAGAACTCGTTGCTCAAATAAATGCCACACTCCCCGAGGAGTATAGGATGAGCACGACAGAGTTCCGATATGCTCGAAAGGTGGCCGCTAATCAGCGAAGAGCGCTTCAGTACGATCAGGTCCGTGCACTGAGAGAAGATGGTTTTGGATGGGTCGAAATTGGAAACAAGCTCGGTATTTCGGAGTCATCGGTGCGCTCTATTTATAAAGGTAACGCTGGTAAAAAAGAAACCGATACCAAAGCACTTGTGGAAACCCTGAAAAAAGAGGTTGACAAGAAAGGCATGGTTGACGTTTCCGAAGGCGTCAATCAGGTCCTGGGTGTTTCGCCTGACAAACTTGACGAAGCAATCTATCGACTTGAGGCTGAATATGGTTATCAGCGCTACGGCGTTGGCATTCGGCAACCTACCAATATTAACCAGCAGACCAATGTGATGGTTATTGCAAAACCTGAGTACAACCAGAAATATGCGTATGAGCATCAAGGTGATATTCAGTCTTTGGGTGACTACCATTCGGATGATGGTGGTGAGACATTCCAGAAGCTCCAGCGTCCGTCCAGCATGAGTTCCGACCGCGTTGCGATTCGCTATGGTGACGAAGGCGGTCTGGACAAAGACGGTGTTATCGAGATTCGGCGCGGTGTAGATGACCTGAGCCTTGGTAACAGCCATTACGCACAGGTTCGTATCATGGTGGATAACAGTCACTACCTCAAAGGTATGGCTGTCTACTCTGACGATGTGCCTGATGGATATGATGTCATTTTCAATACGAATAAACCCTCTGGCACACCCAAGATGAAGGTGCTCAAACCCATCAAGGACGACCCGGACAATCCCTTTGGTGCAGCACTGACTGCAGCAGGTCAGAGCGAATACATTGGCGCTGACGGTCAGAAGCATCTGTCTCCTATCAACAAGCTTCGCGAGGAAGGCGAGTGGGACACGATGGCAAAAAATCTGTCCTCGCAATTCCTTTCTAAACAACCCATCAAACTCATCAAGCAGCAGCTCAATCTTACTCTGGCCGACCGCAAAGCCGAGTACGAAGAGATAATGCAATGTACCAACCCGACCATCAAGCAGAAACTTTTAATGGACTTCGCAGACACCTGTGAGGGCAACTCCATGACTCTAAAGGCTTCTTCTTTCCCCGGTCAGTCTACCAAGGTCATCCTGCCGCTGACCAAAATCAGCGAGAAAGAGTGCTACTGCCCGACCTATGAGAACGGCACACAACTCGCACTGATTCGCTATCCTCATGCGGGCACTTTCGAGATTCCTATCGTCACGGTCAACAACAAAAATGTTAGCGGTAAGCGGAACTTCGGCAACATTCAGGATGCTATTGGTATCAACTCCAAGGTTGCAGAGCGTTTGTCCGGCGCAGACTTCGACGGTGATACGGTTGTTGCTATCCCCATTTCCAGCAAGGTGGCTGTCAAAGCAACGCCTGCGCTGAGAGGGCTGAAAGACTTCGACCCCAAGACTGCTTATGCTGTCCCGGAAGGCAACCCGAATGGCGTGCGCCTGATGAAAAAGGAAGAAAAGCAGAAAGAGATGGGAATCATCTCGAACCTTATCACGGACATGACACTTCGCGGTGCTCCTCCTGAGGAAATCACCCGTGCAGTTAAGCATTCGATGGTCGTCATTGATGCAGAGAAGCACAAGTTGGACTACAAGCGGTCTGAGCGGGAGAATGGCATTCAGGAACTGAAGAAGAAGTGGCAGATCCGTGTGGATGAAGACGGCAATGAGCGGTTTGGTGGTGCATCCACGCTGCTGTCTCGTCGTAAGCAGACCGTATATGTCCCTGAACGTACCGGAAGCGCTCATGTTGATCCCGAAACGGGAAACCTCGTTTATAAAGAGTCCGGACGTACTTATATTGATCCAAAGACAGGCAAGCGAGTAGAGGCGCAGACAAAGGTCAGTCTTATATCGCAAACCCTCGATGCGCAGACACTCTCATCAGGCACAATACAGGAAAATTTGTACGCTGATTTTTCTAATCAGTTGAAGAACCTCGCTAGAAAAGCACGGTTAGAAGCCGTACATACTGAAAATATGGAATATAATCCAGCTGCGGCAAAAGAGTATCGGACTGAAGTTCAATCTATTGATGCTAAGCTGAAAGCTGTGATAGACAACAAGCCGAAGGAACGCCGTGCAATGATAATTGCCAACGCAAATATCAAGGCTAAAATTCAGGCACAAGGTCTTGACCCTAAGAAAGACAAGAAGGAAATTAAAAAGATTTCTGCTGTCGAGATGCAGCGTGCTCGTGATTCGGTTGGGGCAAGCGGAAGTAAAACACGTATTACGTTTACCGATCGCGAATGGGAGGCTGTCCAAGCTGGAGCGATTACGCATACTAAGTTGACGAAGATTCTCAACGCATCTAAGCCGGACGAAATCGTTAAACGTGCGATGCCGAAGACTGCTACTGTGATGACCAACGCGAAGATGGCCAAAGCAAAAGCGATGCTCGCCAACGGGTATACCTATAACGAGATTGCAAAAGCTTGCGGTGTTCCTGAGTCCACTGTTTACAGTGCTCTGAATAAGTAAGGAAGGCTTTGAACTATGATTCGATGCTTTTTAACAACGACCGATAACCCTTATAATCCCTACAGCCAGTTCGACGACTGGTATCGTTTCGATATGGATAAGGGCTACAACTCCTGCGGTCTGCTGATGCGGGTGGCCTATACCTCTGACCAGCTGACGGATGCAGAGAACGCATACGAAATTGAGCAGGCTATTGACAAAATCATCGCCAACGACCCGCTCAACATCTACAAGAAGCTCAAGATGGAGGTCGAAGACGACACGACCCTTGCGCAAAGCGCGTAAGGGGATAGGGAGGGGGTCGCAAAATCAACACCCCCTCTCAAATCGCGCCGGTCTTTGATATTTCTCCGGAGGGAAAATTGATATTTGGGCTTTCATGTCCTATATCAGACTCCGTTGATATTTTACAAAGCAAAAACGCCAGTATCCGAACCTCCATACGGATACCAGCGTTTTTTATACTCAGTTGTTCTGACTCTCTTCAACAACCACACTCATGTAGGAATTGAAAATTTTGAGAGCGCCGATGATGTTCTGATGCATTTGCTCCATAGTTACAGGGACGCAATGAGTGTGCTGTGAATCAGAGAGATATTTGGATAACTGCCGAATTTTCTTGTTTCACATTTCGAGTACACCTCCTTTCTTTAGGGATAGATGGATACTGCTTTCTCCTTTGGTACCAAGTCTATCGTAAAGTTGAATAGGAGTCAATATCTCGAATGTGCGAAAAACTCATTAGAATTTCGCGGCTTTATAGGACAACTGACAAAGGCAAACTTGCCGAGGTCTGGGGAGTAGACCGGGCTTCGGCGGTTTTTCTAAGGGTTCACGGGTAAACTCCCTTATTATACCTTTATGGTACGGGTATGGATACGTTTTCATGATCGTTCAACCTCCAATAGAACTTTCCCAAAATCATTTCCTCCTTTTGTGTCGAGTTACTGCTTTGCTCTGACATACCCGTGAACCCTTAGAAAAGCCTTTTATTTTGCCATGAAGTTATTCATGGCAAACTTTGCAAAAACAAAAAACGCCAGCAATGGCGGGTAAACCAAAAGCTGGCGGATGAGAACGCGAACGATATTTGACAGAATTTTACAGAAAGGATGGTGCCGGAAATGGGCGCAAGAAAAACTTCCGGCGCTGACTTGCCCGCAATGAGGCCGGCACTGACTCCGGAAGCGAGAGAAAACCAGATGATCTCACTGGCGATGGACTTGGTGGAAAAGCGGATACAGGAAGGAACAGCCTCTTCTGCAGAGACCACCCACTTCCTGAAGCTGGCGACGAGTAAGACGATGCTGGAAAAGCAGAAGCTCGAGGAAGAGAACAAGCTCCTGCGGGCTAAGACTGAGGCCATCAATGCAGCAAAGGACAACGAGGAGCTGTACCTGGAAGTGCTCAAGGCCATGAAAGAGTATTCCGGCGAGGATGATGGCAAAGAACCAAACGAATTTTAATGCAATTTGTGGGTAAAAAGCGCTTTTTTGATGATAGACCTTGTGGCCAAAAATATTTTCAAAAGTGGGCAGAAAGTGGGCTTTTGGGCATTAGGGCCTCGCTTGACCAGTTAAATCATGCCTTTTTCGCTTAGCCAAATGAAAAGTGATAGCAGAAACATAAGAATCAACGCGCCTATGAGAACCTTTTTTGCTTGCTCATCATGCTCATGCCGTTTCTTTTCTTCAAACTCCAGCTTCTTCAGCTCGAGCTCCTTGGCGTCCTTAGACTCCTGAATCCGTGCTTCATCCACGAAGCGGTGGGTCTCTTGATAGTCGTCGAGTCGAACTTTAGTACCACAATACTCACAGAACATGAAATCGCGGTTGGTATCGCGGACGGAAAGCTCTGCTCCACAGCTGGGGCATTTGACGGTACGGGCCATAAAAGCACATCCTTTCTTGTGGGACAAGGATACCATGCCGGAACACACAAGTCAATAAAACCGGGAAGTATACATGGGTGAACGAAAAAGCTACAGCGAGATGTGCCGATGTGGGACATTCGAGGAGAGGCTGAAGTATTTGCAGCTTCACGGGACGGTGGGAAAGGACACCTTCGGGTTTGACCGATACCTGAACCAGGACTTTTACCGCTCGAAGGAGTGGCGGCAGTTCCGGGACAGGATCATCGTGCGGGACGGAGGCTGCGACCTCGGGTGCAAAGACCATCCTATCGCAGACATCACAGCCAGCGGAGGAAAGGTGAGCCGGGCGCGCATTACGATACACCACATCAACCCTCTGACGAAAGAGGATATTCTCGAGCACCGGGAAGCACTGTTCGACCCGGAGAATGTTATCAGCGTGTCGGATGTGACACACAAGGCCATCCACTATGGCACCGGAGGCGGGCCGAAGATGCCGGATGGCGAGAGAACAGCAGGGGACACCTGCCCTTGGAGGAAATAGGATGAACTGGACGACGGCTTGGCTTACCATGAAGCAGGGGCACAAAGTGAAACGGCAGGGCTGGAAGGACGTCTACTGGCATATTTCCGGCACAGAGCTTCTGATCCACAAGGAAAACGGCGAAGAGGTCAACTTCCGCAAGGTCAAAGATATTGGCATGATGCTGAACGTGACCTGCTGCGACGACTGGGAACAGGTTGTGGAGGGATAAGATGTACGAGAGAAAAAAGTTTGATGAACGGGAAGCGGAATACAGTGTCCTTCTGCGGCGGAAGATGGAAGAGGCAGGGGCAATGCTTCAACACCTTGTACCGAGCCGCGCGAGAAGCCTGGCACTGACCAAGCTGGACGAGGCATTGCTATGGGCGAATGTGGGTATTTCGGAAGCCGGGCTCCAGCAGGGTTATACGGCTGTACCGCGGAACAGAGGCTTCGACTTTGACGATGCTCTGGCGACAAATGTGGATGGGCAGCAGGTGCTGGCAACACGGGCCGGGGATATTACGCTTGATGGGATGAAGATCACCCCGGACAGCGTGGAGAACCACAGTGCTCTGAAATCCGGGCTGGTCACCGTTGATCTTCAGAAGCTGACCGAGATTGTTGAAGCTGCTGCACAGAAAGAAGCGGCCATGGGGAAGGACGGCGCGCCCCGCCATCTGGCCGAACTGGAACTGCTGGCGAGGGCTCAGAAGGACTGGTATTATGCCATGATGAGCTACATTATGGGTGGCGACAGCGATGCCGAGGAGAAATCAAAATGAATTCGATCCTGACAAGCGTGAAGAAGCTGCTGGGGATAGCGGAGAGCTACACGGCGTTTGATGCGGACATCATCATGCACATCAACGCGGTATTTCTGGTGCTGCAGCAGCTGGGAGTCGGGCCGGAGAAGGGCTTTGGCATCGTGGACGCAAGTGCCGTGTGGGACGACTTTCTGCCCGGAGACGAGCGGGCGAAGGCCATCGCGTCCTACATGGGCGCAAAGGTAAGGCTCGCGTTCGACCCGCCGCAGAGTTCGACCGCCATGGAGGCGCTGAAAAATACCGTTGCAGAAATGGAGTTCCGGCTGAACATCGAGTTTGATAAAGCGGAGTCATAACGGAAATCGGCGAGGACTCCTGCTGCGGTGAAACGGAACGTGCGAACGCACCCTACGAGGGAGACGGGCACAAACCTGCAATGAATAGGATTTAGGAGAACGAAATTATGGCACTCTCGAACACGGCCACGCCCATCTACTACGGCCGGTTCCGGGAGGCCGTGATGCGGGGCGAGATACCTGTCTGCCGGGAAATTTCAATGGAAATGAACCGGATCGACGACCTCATCGCAAACCCGGGCGTCTACTACGACGATAAGGCCGTCAACGGCTTTATCAAGTTCTGCGAAAGGGAGCTGACACTGACTGACGGCAGTGATCTGAAATTGCTGGACAGCTTCAAGCTCTGGGCAGAGGAGATCTTCGGCTGGTACTACTTTGTGGAGCGGAGCGTGTACGTGCCGGAGCCCGGCGGACATGGGGGACACTACGAGCGCAAGCGTATCAAGAAGCGGCTCATCACCAAGCAGTATCTCATCATCACCCGTGCGGCCGCAAAGACCATGTATCTGGAGTGCTTACAGGCCTACTTTATGACGGTGGACAAGAGTACAACCCAGCAGGTGACGACTGCCCCCACCATGAAACAGGCAGAAGAAGTCCTCTCGCCGTTCCGGACAGCACTGGCGCGGGCGAGAGGGCCTGTTTTTAAGTTCATGACCATGGGCAGCATCCAGAACACCACGGGTGCGAAGAGCGACCGGGTGAAGATGGCCTCCACCAAGAAGGGAATCGAGAATTTCCTGACGGGCTCGCTGCTGGAGATACGCCCCATGACCATCGAGAAATTACAGGGCCGGCGCGACCGTGTGGCGACCGTGGACGAATGGCTCTCCTGCGACATCCGGGAAGACCCCATCGGTGCCATCGAGCAGGGCGCAGCCAAGAACGAAGATTATCTCATCGTGGCGGCAAGCTCGGAGGGTACTGTCCGAAACGGCTGCGGTGACACCATCAAAATGGAGTTGATGGAGATCCTGAAGGGCGAGTATGTCAATCCGCATGTCTCCATCTTCTACTACAAGCTGGACTCTATCGACGAAGTAGGCAAGCCGGAAATGTGGCTGAAGGCGAACCCGAACCTCGGGCAGACTGTGAGCTACGAGACTTACCAGCTGGATGTGGAGCGCGCGGAAAACTCGCCCGGAGCACGGAATGATATTCTGGCCAAGCGCTTCAACCTGCCGATGGAAGGCTACACCTACTTCTTTACTTATGAGGAGACCCTGCGGCATCGACACCGGGACTTCTGGCAGATGCCCTGTGCCATGGGCGCTGACCTTTCGCTGGGTGACGATTTCTGCTCGTTTGACTTCCTATTCCCGCTGGAGAACGGATATTTCGGGGTAAAAACGCGGGATTACATCACCAGCTACACCCTCTCACAGCTTCCGCTGGCGATGCGGCAGAAGTACGAGGAGTTCATGAACGAAGGCACTTTGCAGGTGTTTGACGGGACTGTGCTGGACATGATGCAGGTTTACGACGACCTCGACGCCTACATCCTGCAGAGCGAGTACGACGTGCGGGCCTTTGGCTACGACCCCTACAACGCGAAGGAATTCGTGGAGCGGTGGGCGCAGGAGAACGGCCCCTTTGGCATCGAGAAGGTCATTCAGGGCGCAAGGACAGAGAGCGTACCGCTGGGCGAACTGAAGAAGCTGAGCGAACAGAGAAAGCTGCTGTTCGACGAGGCACTTATGGAGTTTGCTATGGGCAACTGCATCACGCTGGAGGACACCAACGGGAACCGGAAGCTCTACAAGCAGCGGCACGACAAGAAGATCGACGCCGTGGCGGCGCTGATGGATGCCTACGTGGCGTGGAAGCTGAACCGGGATGCATTTGAGTGAGGTTATATATGATAGGTGACTGGTGGGATCGTATCGCCCATGCAATCAGTTTGAAGTGAAGGCAGGTGAGAAATCAAAATGGACTACTGGAAATTCATGGAGCACGGGCTGTTTGGGAAGGGCAGTGCGCGGAAGCTGACATTGCAGGGAAAGTGAGGTGACAGCAAAGTGCAGAGATACAAAGATGAGCTGTACCACTGGGGCATCAAGGGCATGAAGTGGGGCGTGCGGCGATACCAGAACAAGAACGGCACCCTGACGGCGGCCGGAAAGAAGCACTACAGCGGAGATGGGAATGCAGGCGAGGACGCCGAACAGGTGGAGTATGCGCCGAAAAGAACGGGCAAAGATGCAAGTGCGTATACCGATGAGGAGCTCCGTGCGAGAATCAGCCGGATGCAGATGGAAGACCAGTACCGTACCCTCATGGGAAAAACAGATGTCCGGGTGGATGACCCCAACCGTGAATTGAAAATCGAAAAAGAAAGGCTCCAGCTCCAGAAGGAAGTCAAGGAACTTCGGAAAGAAGTTTATGAAGGCAAGAGCTTTGTCAAAGACATCATTTCGGACGGAACCAAGAAATTTGCAACGAAGGCCGTTGATAACATTGAATCTCAGGGAGCTAAGTGGATTGCCGTGAACGTACTCCACAATCCCGAACTGGGCAATATGTTCGTCCCGGATAAAGGCAAAAAGAACGACGATAAGAAGGACGATAATAAGTAAACCTCTCACCGCTTCGGTCCCGCCGAAGGCTGGCGCCTTGCGGAGCTCCCCTATCAGGAGAGCCGTGAATCAAGGAGAATCAAAATGGAACTTTCATTTGGCTCCAGGCTGAAACACGCCTGGAACGCATTTCTGAACCGGGACCCTCCCAGGGTGTACGGAGGGGGCTACAGCTACCGGCCAGACCGGCCAAGGCTGAACCGGACGACCGACCGCACCATCCTGACGGCAATTTACGCCCGGATGGCGCAGGACGCCACAGCGATCACCATAAACCACGTAAGGCTCGACGAAAACGACCGCTTTGATGCGGTGTTGGACTCGGGCCTTAATTCTTGTCTGAACTTATCGGCCAACAAGGACCAGACGGGCAGGGCTCTGCGGTACGACATGTATCTCTCTCTGCTGGACGAAGGCGTCATCGCTATCGTGCCGGTGGACATCGACGAGGACCCGGTGACGGGGGAGACAGAGATCCGGTCGATGCGGGTGGGCAAGGTGAAGGAGTGGTACCCGGACGATGTGCGGGTTGAGCTTTACAACGACAGGACCGGGCAGAAGGAAGAAGTCATCCTGCCGAAAGCGCGGGTGGCTATCGTGGAGAACCCCTTCTACTCTGTCATGAACGAGCCCAACAGCACCGTCCAGCGGCTCATCAGTAAGCTGCGCATCATGGACGCCGTGGACGAGCAGGCCGGAAGCGGAAAGCTCGACCTCATCATCCAGCTGCCCTACACCGTGAAAAGCCCTGCCCGGAAAGAACAGGCGCAGGAGCGGCGGAAGACACTGGAAGAGCAGCTGGCGGGCAGCCGATACGGCATCGGCTACATTGACGCTACGGAGCATATCACCCAGCTGAACCGGAGCCTCGAGAACAACCTGCTGAAGAGCATCGAGTACCTGACGAATATGGCCTACAGCCAGCTGGGGCTGACGCCGGAGATCATGAACGGCACAGCGGACGACGCTGCCATGACAAATTACGAGAACCGAGTCATCGAGCCCCTTGTGGCGGCTGTGGTGGACGAGCTGAAACGGAAGTTCCTGAGCCGCGAAGACCTCAAGGCTAAGCAGAGCATCATGTACTTCCGCGACCCGTTCAAGCTGGCACCCGTCTCGATGGTGGCCGAGATGGCCGACAAGTTCACCCGTAACGAGATCATGACGTCGAATGAGTTCCGTCAGGTCATCGGAATGAAACCCTCGAAAGACCCCAAGGCAGACCAGCTGCGGAACAAGAATCTTTCTCCCAACGCGGAACAGGCGGCACAGATTGGCAGTGACCCCGCCACAAGAGGGCGAGAGGCTGTGGAGCAGATGGTAAATGAATCTTAAAAGAAAGGAGAAATCAGAATGGTGAATTTTGACTACGACTGCAGCGGCTGGGCGACGAAGGCGAACACGAAGTGTTACGACGGTCTGACCATTGCAGAAGACGCATTCAAGGGCTGCAGTGGCCAGACTGTGCCGATGGTGTACAACCACGATCACTCGAGCCTTGACAATGTCATCGGCCACGCACTGCTGGAAAACCGCAAGGGCGGGGTCTACGCTTACGCCAAGTTCAACGACACGCCCACCGGCCAGACGGCCAAGAAGTGCGTGGAGAACGGCGACCTGAACGCTTTTTCCATCTGGGCCAACGGTCTGCAGAAGGCCGGACAGGTGGTGAAGCACGGCGTCATCCGGGAACTGAGCCTCGTACTGGCAGGCTGCAACCCCGGCGCGCTCATTCAGGAAGTGGTGAAGCACAGCGCTGACAATATGGACGATGAGGGCTGCGAAGCCTTTATCTTTAACGACCCGGGCAGTCTGAGCCTCGAACATGGCATGGACCCGGAGGGCAACCCGTTGGAGGAGGCCGTACTGGCCCACTCCGACGACAACAAGGAGGACGGCAAGATGGCCGAGGAAACCAACGGTAAGACGCTCGAAGAGGTCTACAACAGCATGACCGACGAGCAGAAGGAATGCTGCCATGCACTGGTGGGTCTCGCTCTGGAAGAGCAGGACGGTGACGGCGGCGAAGACGAGGAGGATGAAAGCGACATGAAGCACAATGTTTTCGACAAGGATGCGGGCAAGCAGACCGTGCTGAAGCACAGCATCGACGACATCAACAGCATCATCAAGGGCGCAAAGACCAGCGGCACCCTGAAGGCGGCCTTCGAGAACGCCGGCGTGGAGCAGGGCGAGATCGATGCGCTGAGCCACGGCATCAACAATATCGACTGGCTGTTCCCGGAGGATCACCTGCTGGACACCACGCCCCGCATCATCGACAAGCCCGACGACTGGGTGAGCGTGGTGATGGGCGGCGTGAAGCACATCCCGTTCAGCCGCTTCAAGAGCATGTTTGCAGACCTGACCCCCGAAGATGCCCGTGCCAAGGGTTATGTGAAGGGCAATTATAAAATCGAAGAGGTCTTTGGCCTGCTGCGCCGCTCCACCGGCCCGACCACCGTGTATAAGAAGCAGAAGCTCGACCGCGACGACGTGAGCGACATTACCGGCTTCGATGTGGTGTCCTGGCTGCGCAACGAGATGCGCTACAAGCTGAACCGTGAGCTGGCGCTGGCCTATATTCTGGGCGATGGCCGTCAGGCGGCAAGCGAGGACAAGATCGACGAGAACTGCATCCGTCCTATCTTCAACGATGCCGACCTGTTTACCATCAAGGTACAGGTGGCTACGACCGGCCTGAGCAAGGTGGAGGACAAGTACAAGGCCTTCATCAAGCAGGTCATCCGCAGCCGCAAGGAGTACCGCGGCAGCGGCACCCCGGCCATGTTCACCACCGAGGATGCTCTGACCGAGATGCTCCTGCTGGAGGACGGCATGGGCCGCCCGCTCTACGCCGACGAGGCTGCTCTGGCCCGCAAGCTGCGCGTGAGCAAGATCGTCACGGTGCCTGAGATGGACGGCCGCAAGGGCGCCAAGGGCGGTGATCTGGCCGCCGTTATCGTGAACCTCAGCGACTACACCGTGGGCGCAGACAAGGGCGGCGCTGTCTCCATGTTCGACGACTTCGACATCGACTACAACGCCATGAAGTACCTCATCGAGACCCGCTGCTCCGGCGCACTGACGACTCCCTACAGTGCTATGGCCATCGAGTGGGCGGCGTAAAGAGCGCCGGATGCCCTCTCCGTCAGCTCAGCTGACACTTTTCCTCAGAGGGCAGGCACAGAATAAACCTCTAAGGCGCTTTAACTTTAGAGCGCTCGCCCGTTAGGACCTCTCTGTCGGCTGCGCCGACACCTCCCCTTGAAAGGGAAGACTTTGGCAGGACGGTTTTGAGACTGCTGGACGAATGAAATTTCGTCTGGGCGTAAACGGCAGTGCGCTGCTAGAGAGGGCAGACACTGCAAAAGAAAGGAGATCAAAAATGACCCTGAAACCTTTTTATGATCGTACCGAGGACGTACACGTGGGCGCATATGTCGCTTACGGTCACACCGACGGCAAGCTGTATGCTGACGCCGAGCACAAGGTGAAGGTGAGCGCCGCCGACCTTGGCCGCGCCTTCATGCTGGGCCGCCTTATCGTGTGCGACGGCAAGAACTACTTTGCGCCCATCGCATACGCAGAGGCCACCGGCGTGAAGACCTATGACGGCACTGCCGCCAAGACCTGGACGACAAGCAAGGAGTAAACCTCTCCGGCGCTTCGCGCCAGCTTTCCTACCGAGGGGAGCCACTGGCGAAGAGGGGGAGGTTTTTCAAAATGGTAAGATACTCCTTGCCCAAGGATGAATAAACTTTACCGCCCTGCCAAAGCCTCTCCTCGCCAGGAGAGGTGGCATTGAGCGAAGCGAAATGACGGAGAGGTTATTATGGCAAAGTGGTTTGGAAAAATCGGCTTTGAAGGGCAGACTGTGGAAACAGCGCCCAGTATCTTCACCGAGGAAACGGTGGAGCGCGAATACTACGGCGATGTGCTGGAGTGGGGCCGACAGCTTCAGGCAGGGGATGGAGTGAACGACGACGTCACGTTCCAGAACCGGCTGAGCATCGTGGCAGACCCTTTTGCCCACGAGAATTTCGGCTCCATGCGATACGCCGAATTTGGTGGCGTGAAATGGAAGGTGACGGACGTGAAAGTACAGTACCCGCGCCTCATCCTGACATTCGGAGGGATATACCATGAGTGAGCAGAGACTGAGGCTGGACGGCATTCTCCGGAGGGTGCTGCAAGAAACTGTCGGAGAAATACATCTGTACTATCAGCCGCCCGCCAATCTGAAAATGCAGTACCCCTGCATCCGATACGATTTGAACCGCATCCGCAATGTACACGCTGACGGCCACGTCTACCTCCAGCACCCTTCCTACACGGTGACGGTGATGACCAAGACCCCGGACAGCGACCTCACAGCGGCCGTGTCACGCCTCGACCAGTGCAGACACGACCGCTCTTATATTGCGGACAATTTATACCATGACGTGTTCACTATGACCGTCTGAAAAACAAAAAGGAGGAACAAGACCTATGAGCAAACTGGAATGGGATAAGACCGGCGAGCGCCTGTATCAGCTGGGCGTTGACCACGGCGTCGTTTTCCCGATGGTGAAGGGCAAGTATAGCACCGGCGCACCCTGGAACGGCCTGACCGCTGTGAATGAGAGTCCCGACGGCGCAGACCCCAACGACATCTACGCCGACAACATCAAGTACGTGTCCATCCGCTCGGCAGAGAACTTCAAGTACACCCTCGAGGCACTGACCTATCCGCCCGAGTTCGAGCAGTGTGATGGCTCTGTCGAGGTGGCAAAGGGCGTGAGCATCGGTCAGCAGAAGCGCTGCCCCTTCGGTCTGAGCTACCGCACCCGCATCGGTGCAGACGACGACCCCGAGAAGGGCTACATCATCCATCTGGTATGGAACAGCACCGCTTCGCCCTCGGACAAGAGCCACGAGACCGTGAACGAGAATCCGGACGCCGAGACCTTCAGCTGGGAGTGCGACACCACCCCGACTCAGGTGACTGGCTACAAGCCCACTGCCCACATGACCATCAACTCCACCCTCATCGAGGCTGCAAAGCTCAAGCTGCTGGAGGACAAGATCTACGGCACCGAGAACAGTGAGAGCACCCTGCCCACTCCGGACGAGGTCATCAAGCTGCTGGGCGGCGTTACCGAGGCAGCTTCTCATAACGTGGGAGTCTGATAGGAAAGGACGATTCGAATGATCAAGAAAGTAATTCCGTACACCGACTTTGACGGCAATCCGCGCGTCGAAGAGTTCTGGTTCAATCTGACCAAAGCCGAGATGATGGACCTTAACCTGAGCAAGGACGGCGGCTACGACAAGTACATGGAGCAGCTGATGCACAGCACCAAGGTGGGTGAGGCCATCGAGGTGTTCAAGAAGATCCTGCTGCTGGCTTACGGCAAGAAGAGCCTCGACGGCCGCAAGTTCGAGAAGAGCCCTGAAATCACCGCAGACTTTGTGGCGACTCAGGCTTACTCCGACCTCTACGTGGAACTGGCAAGCGACCCGGACAAGGCCGCAGAGTTCATGAACGGTGTGATGGGCGCAGACGTCCGCAAGATGGTGGCCGAGAACGAGGCCAAGGCGAAGGCCGCCGAAGTTTCCGCCGCTGTGGCCGCAAACAACGCCCGGGCGCTGGCCGTGGCAAATCCGATGTAACCCTCTCAGGCCGCTTCGTGTCCAGCTCTCCCAAAGGGCGAGCCATTGGCAAACCGGGAAACTTTCGACTGGACGAGAAAAGCCAGACATTTCATAAACGGCAGTGCGCTGCTACAGAGGGCAGGTTTCATAGAAACCTTATCTTGAAAGTGGAGCACTGTCGATTGCAAAACGAAGAACCCATATCAACATCAACTAAAAAACAAGCCTGACCGTCACGCCAGAGCCTCTCCTTTTGGGAGAGGTGGCTGCGCAGCAGACGGAGAGGGCTACGACAGGGAGAGTGACGAGATGCTGACCATCCAGATACCCGGTGAAGAATACTGGGATGCTGACCGGGAGGAATTCATCTGCCGGAAGGCCACAACGCTGGCGCTGGAGCACTCGCTGCTCTCTCTGTCTAAATGGGAAAGCAAGTGGCACGTTCCGTTTCTCGACGCAAAAAACGGGCTGACCCCGGAGCAGATGCAGGACTATGTGCGCTGCATGACCCTGAACAAAGGGGTCCCAGACGAAGCATACCACCATCTGACGCAAGAGAACTGCACGGCTATTTATACATATATGAACGACCCGATGACCGCAACATGGTTCCGGGAAGACGAGAATACAAACAAAGCCGGACCCCGCTCAGGAAAAAGCACCGCAAGTGCCGTGACGAGCGAGGTCCTGTATTATGACATGGTGGAGCTGGGCATTCCGTTCGAGTGCGAAAAGTGGCATCTGAACCGGCTGCTGACCCTCATCCGTGTCTGCAACGAAAAGCATAAGCCACCCAAGAAGGTATCGAAGAGCGAAGAGGCGGCCCGGAGAAAGGCGCTGAACGCCAAGCGAAAGAAAGAGCTCGGGACGAGAGGATAGCTGCTCTTTGTCTGAGCTGGACGAACAGAGTTCAATAGGGCGCGAAAGGGCTGGCACTGCTACAGAGAGAAGGTGGGTTCGTGTCCAAAGTTATTCTGTTCCGGCAGAAAGGCAGCTTCAAGAAGACGGAGCGCTTCCTGAAAGGTGTCAGCGCCGGGAGACTGGACGCTGTGCTGGCGGGATACGGTCAGAAAGGCGTGGAAGCGCTGGCGGCGGCAACGCCCAAGAAGACCGGAAAGACGGCTGCCAGCTGGAGCTACCGGGTGGAAAAGGGCAAAGACAGCATCGCCATCATCTGGTCGAACTCGAACATCGTGGACGGAACGCCCATCGCCGTTATCCTGCAATACGGACACGGCACGAGAAACGGAGGGTACGTGGAAGGAGTTGACTACATCAACCCCGCCATGCGCCCTATTTTTGACGAGATAGCCAAGAGAGCATGGGAGGAGGTAAGGCGGGAGTGAGCCAGGAGATAGACCAGCGTGTGGTCGAAATGCGGTTTGACAACGCGCAGTTCGAGAAAAACAGCCGGGACACCATGCGGACGCTGGACAAGCTGAAAGAGAAGCTCAGCTTCAAAGGCGCGGCAAAGGGTCTCGAACAGGTGCAGGCCGCCAGCGAGAACGTGGACTTTTCCGGCATGGAGAAGGGACTGGACACGGTTCAGGCCAAGTTCAGCGCACTGGACGTTATCGCCTTTACAGCCTTGCAGCGCATCACGGACAAGGTGATAAGCACCGGCGAGCATATGGTAAAAAGCCTGTCGGTGGACCAGATCACCAGTGGATGGGACAAGTATAACGAGAAAACTTCCAACGTCCAGACCATCATGAACGCCACCGGCAAGAGCATCGATCAGGTGAACGGCTACCTGAACAAGCTGATGTGGTACTCGGACGAGACGAGTTACAGTTTCAACGAGATGACCAGCGCGCTTTCGCAGATGACGGCGGCGGGCGGCAAGATCGACAAGATGATACCCATGATCATGGGTATCGCAAACGCCACGGCGGATGCGGGCAAGATGGGCTTTGCGTTCCAGAGCACCATCCGAAACCTGACCCAGAGCTACAGCGCCGGGCATTTGCAGTTACAGGACTGGAAGAGCCTGAACCTGATGGGTACGGCGACGAAAGCCCTGAAACAGGAGCTTATCGACACTGCGGTGGAGCTGGGCGTCATCAAAGAAGGCGAAGTGACCATCGCCAGTTTTGAGTCAAGCTTGCAGAAGAAGTGGGCCAACACAAAGGTCATGGAAAAGACCTTCGCAAAGTACGCTTCCATGATGGAGGCGGCCTATGAGCTGACCCAGAAGAACCCGGGCATGACCAGCTCGGAGGCGCTGGAACAGCTGAAGGGACAGTACGGGGAGCTGGCAGAACGCGCCGCTCTCGCCGCCCAGCAGGCAACCAGCTTCGGGCAGGCCATTGACTCGACGAAAGACGCTGTCAGTTCAAAATGGATGTCCGTGTTCGAGACGATCTTCGGCAACAAGGAAGAGGCCACCGACACATGGACGGAGCTGGCGAACCGGCTGTACGACATCTTTGTGCCGCCCATCGAAGCGCTGAACGACCGGATGAAAGAGGGCCTTGACAGCGGCTGGCAGCAGATGCGGGACGCTTTCGGCGACCAGGCAGACGCCTATACGACGGTGCTGGAAAAGCTGGCGCTGGCAAAAGGCGCCGTGACCGAAGAGGCCATCGAGGAAGAGGGAAGCTTTGCGAAAGCTTTGCAGAAAGGCAAAGTGAATGCAGAACTCCTGACGACCAGTCTCAGCGACACCATCAAGACCTATGCAGAGCTGCTGGAAACGATGGATGAAGCCGACCCGAGATACCCTTACCTCCAGAAGGACTACGAAGCCTTTCTGAAGCTCAACGATGCGGTAGCAGACGGCAGTCTCGACCTTGCACAGTATGCGGAAGGGCTGACGGAGGTGTCGGGCCGGGAGCATCTCTTCAACAGCCTGTGGAACATCATGGACGCCATCGGGAAGGTCACAGGCTCTATCCACGAAGCCTTCACCGAGATATTCCCGCCCACCAGCGGAGAGCAGATACACTCCATCGCCGAAGGGCTGGATGTGATGACCAAAAAGCTCATCATCACGGATGAGAGTGCGGCGAACCTGAAGCAGACCTTTAAGGGCATCTTTGCAGTGGTGAAGGTGCCTCTGACCGCTATGACGACGCTGGCGAAGACCGGGGCAAGGGCTTTTGGCGTACTGGTGGACGTCCTGCGGCCGGTGGGAGCAGTGCTGCTGAAAGTGGCAGGAAACATGGGGAGCTTTGTGTCCGAGATGCAGAGCACCCTGCTGGGAAGCGGGACGCTCAGCGAGAAGCTGGAAGCCATCGCGAAGAGCGCCAAGAAGCTGCTGGACCCGCTGACCACGCTGGGCGACGTGCTGAAAAAGAGCATCGGCGAGAAACTGAGCGAAGCGAGGAAGGAAACTTCAAAATGGGCCGACAGCCTGCCGGACGGAGTGCGCGAGGGGGTCTACACCCTGCTGGGCATTCTGGAAGGACTGGGCGCCGGCACCCTGACCGTGGCCGGTGTCGTGGGTGGATCGCTGAGCGACCTGAAGAAAAGTGCGAACAAAGCAATCGGCACTGTGGCTGACTTTATCACCGGGCAGAGCAAGAACCTGAACGGGTATAAGGAAATGCTGACGAGCCTGCCCGCCATCGTGGGAGCTGCGGTGAGCGCCTTTGCTGAGGAGTTCAAGGGCGCTGCCGGGAACGTGGAGGGCGCGGCGTCCAGGGTCTACGAGCCGGTGAAGGCCTTTTTCAAGGCACTGAAAGACGGATTTGACTCCATCAGCGGGACGGATATTTACCGGTTCCTGAGCCTTCTGGACGTGGGGCTGCTCTCCTACGCCATCGCACAGTTCGCCAAGGCCATGAACAGCCTGCGGAAGATGCTGGCAACGCCCCTGTCGAACATGCTGAACAGCATTTCGGGAAGCTTCAACGCGCTGACGGGGGCGCTGAAAACATGGCAGAAGCAGGAGAACACCAAAATCCTCACGGGCATCGGCTCGGCCCTGCTGATGCTGGCCGGCGCCATGTTCGTCATGAGCCGCATCGACCCGGAGCGGTTCGTCTGGGTGCTGAGCGCTACGGTGGTGCTCATCGCAGAACTGGTGACGGCGGCAAAGCTGCTGAAACCGGAAGTGAAGGCCTTTGACTCTGCGGTGAGTGGACTCGGGTCTCAGCTGCTAAAAGCCTCGACTCTGTGGGGTTCTGCGGCGGCTCTGCTGGGTTTGGCCGCGGCGACGAAGGCTCTGTGCTCGGGATTCGTGGCTATCGCGGACACCATCAAGGGCGAGAACTTTATCCAGAACCTCGCGGCCTTTGCGGCGGCAGTGGGCGGTATGTACGTGCTGACGCGGAACATGGGGATGCTCATTGCGACCGTGAAGGCCCGTGACCTCGTGGTAGGCGGAAAGACGCTGCTGGGCATCGGCGCGGCGATCATTGAAATGGGCGTGGCCATGCGCATTGTGGCAGGCGCTGTGGAGCCGCTGAGCAAGATACCGTACACAAGCCTCTTCAAGGCGACTGCGGCACTTGCGGCAATGGCCTCCATCCTCACTGGGATGGGTGCGGCGCTCGTGCTGTTTCAGGCGGCATCTGATACCATGCTGGTATTTCAAAATGGACTCGCCATCGCGGCCATGGGCGGAGGCATGTGGGTGCTGGTGCAGGGCGTATGTGCGCTGGCGGGGCTCATCACTGAGAATGTGGACGACGGTACCCTGAACACCACGAAGCTCGAGTACGCCACTACGGCCATGAAGACCCTGATGATCCTCATGACGGCCATGAGCGTACTTTCCAGCAAGACGAATCTCAGCTCGGGCGCAGCGGTGCTGGCCATGGCAGGAGCGATGAACGCGGTGGCTGTGGCTGCTGCGGCACTGACACTCGTGCCTGTAGACAGCTTAAAAAAGGCGGCTGGGGTGCTTGGCGGACTCAGTGCCGCAATGGCAGCACTCGGTTACTTCGGCTCGGCAGGATGGAGCGAGGGCGCAGGCATTTTCCTGATGGCCGATGCACTCATGGCGGTGGCCGGGGCGTGCCTGATGATGGGAAAAGTAGACTGGGGAGAACTTAAAAAAGCAGGCGCGTCGCTGGTAGTTTTGTCTGCGATCGGATTGGTGCTGTCGAAATTTGCCGGTCCGGTCAGCTTCCTGAACGTCTCCACCGGAATGCTGGCCATGAGCGCTTCGCTGCTGGTGCTGGCACCGGCCATCCGGCTCATCGGCATGGTAAAGCCGGAAGCAGTGAGTCAGTCGCTGTGGATATTTGCCGATACCATGATGGCGATGTTTGCAGGCGGTATGCTGCTGACCTGCATCCCGGAGCTGGCCCTCGGGCTTTCGACTCTGGCAGGTGCCTTTACCAAGTTTGGCAAGGGAATGCTCTACCTCGCCGGTGCAGGAGCGATATTCGGCACACTGGCGCTGTTTGCCGATCCGCTGTGTACGGCCATCATCAACGCAGCGCCGGACATCGAGGATGCTCTGGTGGCTGTGGTGACGCTTATCTGTAACGCTATCAACCAGAGCGCCGAACCCATCGGCGAGGCCTTTACCACCCTGTGTAAAGTGCTCATCCAGACGGCCATCGACCTCATTGGCTGGGCATGGAGCGGAGAAGGCGGCGAAGGCAATGGCATCAAGGGTGCGCTGGAAGAGCTGGGAAAGAACATCTGGGACGGCATCCGGGACATCTTTTCGCCGTTCAGCGGCAATGGAAACTTCCAGCAGAGAAATGTGGCTTTCAAGTTCAACCCCGATTTCAAACCCCAGCGCATCAATGTCGCAGATGTCTTTACGTTCTCCGGTGCAAAAGACGACGCCGAAAAAGAGGGTAAGGAGATCGGTGAAAATGTCGCAAACGGAGGGGCGAAGGGCGTCGAGGAAAACAAAGCCCGCGCAACGGGTGCTGTACAAGGCATGGTGGACGATACCATAGATGCCGCCAAGAAGGGGTATGACGTCAATAGTCCTTCCAAGGTCTTCGAAGAGATAGGCCGGTACATCACGGAAGGTCTGGCCATCGGCATCCAGGACCCGGGCGCTCTGAGCGGGGCGTTGGCAGCGATGCAGACTGTGGCAAAGAGCGTCCGAAGCGTCTTTACGACTTTCTGGGGCATCCACTCGCCGAGTCAGCTGGCAGAAGAGGACGGACGGAACGTCGTGGAGGGACTGCGCCTTGGCATCGGAGACCCCGACCTGAGAAGCCAGCTCTATGATGCAAGCTATGAGTCCGCTTCGCAGGTGCGGGACGCTGTGGGCGCGGCACTGGACGAAGCCAAGAAGACTGCCTCGGACAAGATGCTGGAGCTTTACAGCATTATGAAGGCCGACCATCTCATGCCGGACGGAACGCTCCCCAGCGGAAAAGCCGGACTCGGGGCGAACCGCTACCAGCAGGCGGTACAGGACTACGAGAAGGCCAACGCCAAGGAAGACGCCAGGAATACGCCCTATCTCGGCGCGGACTGGAAACCCAGCTCCATGTGGGACAAGGCGACGGAAGCGCTGCAAAAGTACCAGAGCGGCGAGATCAAAGCGAAAGACGCCCTGAAGGGCCTGACTGGCGAGGCAAAGGACTGGGTCTCAAAGCAGATCGGAAGTGCTCTTGGTCTGGAGGGCCTTGACCCGAGTGAGTATGCCGACCTCATCCTCGAGCAGTACAGCGGTTATCTCCCCGACGACAGTACAGGCGCTTCCACTGCATCTTCCGGCAAGAAATCCTCGAGCAAGGGAAAGACTCTGGCCGAGACCATCGCCGAGAAGTACACGAAGGAACTGAAGTCCAACAAGTACCTCCAGAATGCCGCCGACAAGGAATACAGCCTCTGGGAAGCAGGAGAAGGCGACACTGCTTCCATTGAAGCGCTCATCCAGAAAAAGGGTGAGACGCTGGCGAAGAGCATCGAGCTGCAGACAGCCCGTGTGGACATCGCGCAGAGGCAGTACGACGAACTGGTCTCCCGGGTGGGAGCCAGCGACGACAAGACGAAGGAAGCCTACAACACTCTGCTGGACGAGAAGAAGAACCTCCTCGACTTGCAGCAGGCGAGGTTTGAGAACACCTACAAGGCGGCCATCGAGCGGTATGAAAGCGATGACAAGCTGGCTCAGACCGAGTATCAGCTCTGGACGGACACCTACGAGAAAACCGCTTCCGTGATGGAGAAGAGCAACAAGAACATCGAGACCATCAACAAGCGTCTGGCCATCCAGAGCGAGAAGACCGCCCTCGCGGAAAAGGCGTGGGTGGAAACGAAGGATGCCCTCGGCGAAGCAAGCCTTGTGACCCAGCAGGCTTACCGGGACTATCTGGAAGCGCGGCAGGAACAGCTGGAGCTGGAAAACGAGCTGGACAAGGCGCAGCTTGCGGCGTTTGACGACCTTTCGAGTTTCTATGACAGCCGCATCTCCATGGCGCAGAAGCGGATGAACCTGCTGGACAAGCTCTACAACGACGGCGACCTCTCGGGGCGGGCAGACGCCTATGCCAGCGCGGTGGAGCAGTACGGCGAGGACAGCATCGAGGCACGGAGAGCGGCAACGCAGGGTACCATGACGGCCCTGATGGGCGTGAACAGCGCACTGACCAGCATGAGATGGCAGATGAGCAAGGTCACGGCCATGCAGCAGAAGTACCAGACTGCCCTCGAACAGGCCGGAGGCAACCGCTACGATGAGACGGTCATGGCCGCTTACGAGGACATGATGGAGACCCGCTCGACCTTTGCGGACTATGTGGGGAATCTGGCAGACGCTTTCAACGTGAGCGACGCCACGAAGAAGGCTATGATGCAGTTCGGCGACGCCATCGCCCAGAACTGGAAGCCCATTCAAAATGGATTCATGGCGGTGGCCAAGAAGATGAACCCGAAGCTGGTACAGGGATTCTCTGACCTGTTCGGCCTCTACATGAAGGACGGAGCCAGCGAGACCGTGGCCGCTGCTACCAACACCGTCGTTGCCGCCATGAGCGGAGACTGGGCCAGTGCAGTTGCAAGTGGGCTGACTGCGGTACTCGACGTAGTTGGCACGGACTTTGGCCAGACCCTGACCGAAGCCATCAGCACCGCGCTGAAGAATGCCTTCAGCGGGAACGGGCTGTTCGCACAACTGCTGACGAAGCTTTTTGGAAGCATCGACCTCGGCGGAAGCGGAAGCTCAGGCGGCTTCCTCTCGAACTTATGGCAGTGGCTCAAGGGCGGTGCATCCGCCGCGAAGAGCTTTCTGGGCGGAGCATCGACAGCGGCCGCAGGAGCCAGCGGAGCGACAAAGCTCATCCCGGTGCTGAACAGCGTAGGGACTGCCACCGCCAATGTGGCCTCCGGTGTGACCACTGTTGCCAAGGCGGCGGGAGTTGCCAAGGCAGCCGCCACCACTGCGGGAGCTGCTACCTCGGGAGTCCTGGCCAAGGTGGGCATGGGCGTTGCCAAGGTGGCCTCGGGACTTGGGCCTCACGGACTGCTGGCTGCTGCTGTCATCGCAGGAACGGTCGCCGTGGGTACTGCTGTGGTGAAGAACTGGGACAAGGTGAAAGAAGCCGTCGGAAACGCATGGAGCTGGATCAAGGAGAAGGCTTCGGGACTCTGGGACGGCATGAAGAGCATTGGCGGAAACCTCATGAGCGGCCTTGCCACCGGCGTGAAATCCGCTGCCAAATTTGGCCTGAAAGTGGCTCTGGGCCCTGCTTATGCCATCATCAGCGGATTCAAGCATATCCTCGGCATCCACTCGCCCTCGAAGGTCATGGCCGGTATCGGTGAATACGTCATCGAAGGCCTGACCAGAGGTATCGTCTCTACCGAAGGCGAAGCAGAAAAGGGCATGGACGAAGTGGGCGGAGCTGTCATCCGCAGTGCGCTGGCGACGACAAACGCCATTGCAGATTATCTCTCGACTGATAACCATCCCAGCATCACCCCGGTGGTAGACCTTTCGGATGCGGCACGCGGCAGCGCATGGCTGAACAGCGCCTTTGCCGACCGAAAAGGCACCATCAGCATGGCGGCGACTGTGACCGGGCGGATGGCACGCAGGGCCGAGACCCTCTCGAGAAATCAAAATGGATACGAAACTGCCCCCGCACAGACCCAGTCGAACCGGGATGTGGTGGAGGCCGTGAAGACCCTTGGCGAGCGCATCGACCGGGTGGCAGAGTCCGTGAAGGGCATGAAAGTCGTGATGAACGGCCGGAAGTTCGTGGGCGAGATACGCAGCGACATCGACGACGTTGTGGGTGACATCATCGAGAAAGGACACTGAGCCATGAGCATCTACGAGACGGTGGTGCCGGGAAGTGCTGCCGGGTACACGGGCCTCGTGTTCCGCATCCCCGCAGAAGCCCCGGTAAAGACTCTGCGCACAGCCGACCTTGACCTTGTGCCGACTGGGCCGCTTTTTGTGGAGCCGAACGAAGAGGCCGTCCGGACGCTGATAGCGGCGCCATGGCACGGTGCCATCGAATACTCTCCGCTGAAAGACCGTGTGTTCAAGAACGCCGAGGGAAGCTGGGAGTTTTACTATGTGCTTGATGAGAAAGCCCACTCCTGCTGGGACTGCTATATCGACCCGCCCATCAACCGGGAAGACCGCGGCTATGCCGTGACGGAGCGGACATGGACGAGCACCTACCACACGCTGCTGCATTTTTTGCAGGGAAAGCGGGTGCTGGTGGACGTACCGGACGGAAAAGGGAGCATAAAAACATACAAGGGGCGCTGCTGGGTGAGCGGCTACACAACGGACGAGAGCGGACAGATAAAGGCGACGATAGCCTACAGTCTGGCTCCGCCATGAGCGACCGAGAAAAGGGGACCAGATGGAGACGATACTGCACGGAGTGACCATTGACGGATTACATACTTGGCGGGACCTCTATCTGATCCCTATTTGTCGGCCGGTCGTACAGCCGCCGATAGAGAAAACGAAGACCCTCGACATTGAGGGAATGAACGGCGAAGCAGACCTTTCACACGGACTGACCGGATACCCGGTGTTCGGCTCGCGGGAAGGAAGCTGGCAGTTCTGGCTGGACACGGAGCGGTATCAGGAAGAAAAGAACTTCTACGGCCCGGTGGGCAATACGGCCTACCTCGAGATACAGCAGAAACTGATAGCCAAGATGAAGCAGCCGTTCCGGACAAAGATAATACTGGACGATGACCCGCAGTTTTACTACGTGGGTAGAGTGTGGGTGAGCGGAAAGCCCACCTACCAGTACGACCATGCGAAAATAACCCTGCGATACCAGTTTTACCCCTACAAATACCTTGTGGTGGAGCCGAACGGTGACTGGCTGTGGGACTCTTTCTGTTTTGAGACAGACCTTGCGACAAGGCAGATGAAGGGCGTGGCCATCGCCGCAGGAAAAGAAGAAACCTTCCCGCTGGTGGACTCAGACAAGCCCACAGGCGTTTACGTGACCTCGAGCGGAAAGGCAACAGCGAGCCTCGAAAATCAAAATGGAACGAATTTCACCCTTGTGAGCGAAAAGTACGGCACAAAGGTGGACTGCACCGACGGGCTGAGTCAGACGGAGCTGGTATACCCCTTTAAGGTGCTTTCATACAAGCTCTCGCTGCGGACAGTGGAAACGCCAGTCTATTTCAAGAACCCCCGCAACACTTTTGCGGGCCTCTGGTGGGACAAGGGCGAGAAGCAGGTGAGTCTCTCGGTACGAAAAAAAGGAAGCTCGGTGCTGCTGGCCTCGCTGGTGTGGACGAACGGCATCGAGGACTACTACGGCAAGACCATCACGCTGGGCGGGACACTGAGCGCAGAGCTTGAGCCGAATACGGACTACGAGCTTGTGGTAGCGAGCAAGACAAGCGGACTGGAATTCTTTGGGACGAGCATCGCCGACAGTGAGACGCTGAAAAACAACAGCAGCTACATCTCGGTAGCACGAGGCGGCGAACTCAGCTCCGGGACCGGAAAGAGGGCCTGCTTTGGCGGAACTATGAGCTTTTATGCAGGCGACGGCGCTGTGCTGACGCCGGGCGAGAGAATGAATATCGGCGTGATAGCCTCTGACCTTGAGAACATCGGGCGGACCGTTGTGATAAAGGCAGACGAGGACGTCACGGTGAACGTAGAGTGCAGGCAGGCGTTTTTATGAGATACAAAGTATATGCTGGAACGGTGGATGTGGTGTTTAAGTCGAGCACACAGGCACGGTTCCGGTGGAAAAAGAAGACCCTCGTCTACGACTCCTACGGCGATGCGGTCGAGGGAGAAGAGACGGAAGGCATCCTCACAGACCCGGTGGTGGATCTGGAAAACAAAGAGCCCGGCACTTTTACCTGTGAAGTACCCTACAAGGCAGAAACGCGCTTTGGCACTGTAAAGAATCCGTACTACGACGAGATCAAAGTCGGAGAGACGTGGATGATGGTGGAAGAGGACGGGGAGTGCATCTTCTTTGGGCGTGTGACCGAGACGAACCGGGAGTTCGATTTGAGCAAGACCGTCACGGCTGACGGCATCCTGAACGAGCTGAGCCAGATGCAGACAAGGCTCACGGGCGGAACGTACCAGACGACGGACGGTGCGAACCACAGCATCCTTGCCATTGCGCTGAAGCCGAACCAAGCAGACAAAGGGAACAGCCCTGTGAACTGCATGGAGCGCGGGAACGTGACCGTGAAGAGCCAGAGCATCGACACCACGGACTCGGGCGACCAGTTTGTGAGTTTCTGGACCATCCTGACGACATACCTGCTGGAACACGAGAAAGGAAAAGACGGATACCTCCGGCTGCGGCTCGCCAACGACCCGGGCACGGAGGACTACTTTTTTTACTACGACTACATGACCGATGAGGACATGCCCACGACCGACCAGACCATCGAGTACGGTGTGAACATGCTCGATTTGACGCAGGAAGAAAAGCGCACCTCGGAACTCGTGAACAGCGTGACGGCCCACGGTATCTCGACCGTGAAAAAAGGCTGGTGGATATTCTCGCGCACCTCTTACGAGACCATCACGGCTACCGCACAGAACACGCTGTCCATTGCGGCTTACGGGCTATGCTCCCGGCATATTTACGTGGACGGCAAGAAATCGACCGCAGACTCGCTTAAAAAAGCGGCACAGGAACAGCTGGACGACTACAAGCAGGTCATCGAGCCGACATTGACCGTCAAAGCCTTTGACAGAAGGGACACGGGTGAGAACGTGGGCAAGCTGGGCTTTTTGCTGCGGACGCACATCCTCTCACAGCCCCACGAGATGGACCGCTGGATGATATGCACCAAGCTGAAACTCCCGCTGGACAGCCCGGACAGCAAGCAGTTCACCTTTGGACTGACGAGCAAGAAGCTCTCGAAGCGGGTGGACGCCATCACGAGTGCGATAAACAACGTGAAGAACGCGCTGTTCGGACTGATAGGCCATGTGAACGAGGACGATTCGTCGAGCTGAAAATTCAAAATAAAAACGAGGTGGTGAAATATGACATACAGCGAAGTCGTTGCCCTGTTGACATCGTCGGTACACGGTGTGCGGAAGGCTGTTTATGGCGTACAGGTACGCGAATACATCGCGCGCTCGATGGAAGCCGTTATCGAGATGGTGCGGCTGGGTATCGAGCGGATGAAAGAACTAGCCTCAGATTCGAAGAACAGTGCAGACGCCTCGGCGAAAAGCGCCGCAGAGTCGAAGCAGAGCGCGGCAGAATCGAAAGCATCGGCCAGCCAGTCGGAAGCCAGTGCGAACCGGAGCGAGGCAAGTGCGGATGCTTCCGCAAAGAGCGCAAGCGAATCTGCCGCAAGCGCTGCAGCCGCAAAGAAGAGCGAGGCAAATGCCAAAAGCAGCGAGGATTCGGCAAAGCGATATTCGGACAAGGCGAAAAACGTCATTGCAGAAGCCAAATCGGAATATAGTGGCGGCTACTACAAGTCCTATGACCTGACGGCTCTGAAGGGCGGCTGGAAGAAACTTTCTCCTGCCAAGGGGCCATACCAATACTATTGCGACATCGCAGTCCCCGACCTGACGGAGAGACATTCGCCATTCTGTTCGACCGGGCTGGAAAGCTATGCGGCAGCGGTGGCGGCAGGGCTGGCAAATGCGGTCGAGACGCGAAATGGCGCGCTCCGGCTTTTTGCCATCCGGGTGCCGACGAAGGACATCGAGCTGGTGCTGACGATTTTTGGGGTGGGGACGACCTCTTACGAGCTGACCCTGCCCGTCCGCGACTGGGTCAAAATGGAGTCTGCCATCGGGCCGAACCAGTATTACTGCGATGTGGAAGTGCCGGGATGCCTTTCGACCATGACTCCGCTGGGGACCACCGCTCTCGAGAACTTCGAGGCGGCTTCTCCGGCAGGGCTGGCCAGCATGATAGAGACCTGCGATGGTCATGTGCGCTTTTATGCCGTGCGGAAGCCGACGGCGAACATCGACGTCATCGTAGCGCTCATCAAGAAGGAAGAACCGGTCAACACCCCTGCTACCCGGGACAAGCTGGGTCTGGTCAAGATAGGCGATGGCATGAACGTGACCAGCGGCGGCAGCATCTCGACGAGAGCTGCGACCGACAGCGAGTTTGATGCCATGATGGTTCGTGTCTTTGGGGAGGGGTGACGAATGGCAGGCGAAGTGATATTTGCAAAGCTCAGCCAGCTGGAAGCTTTTGGCACAAAGGTCGTGACTGATTTTGCCGCCCTGACGGCACGGGTGCAGAGCCTCGAAAGAGCCGGAGGACAGCCGAACATCATCGAGAAGATCCTGGTGAACGGCATTCAGCTGGCTGTGGACGGAAACAAGGCAGTGAATTTCAGCGTGCCGACGAAGACAGGCGAACTCGAGAACGATGCAGGATTTCAAAATGGAGAGGATGTTGACACAAAGCTTGAGGGCAAGGCGGACAACGGACATACCCACGACGACCGGTATTACACCAAGGCAGAGGACAACGGCTTTCTGGCGGACAAGACCGGCATCGTGTGCAGCGCGAAAGAGCCGGACGCCCGCTCCATCCTCTGGCTCAACACCAACTGGGACGGAAAGCAGGAGGATGAGACGCAGATCATGATGCTGGACATCGGGGATGCTAACGGGAGCGACCCTGTGACTGTGGACATCCAAGGCGTGATATACTCCGTCGAAAATGCCGAAATAAATCCGATGCCTCCGGAAGGAAAGTACGGATTCGCGATTTTATAACCTTAACGTAAAGAAAGGAAACAAAACTAATGGCTACTAATGTGAAGAACGCAATCGCAAAAGCACTCATCAACGGCGTCGTGACCGACCTGTTCCTGAAGACCGGCGTGGAGAACGTCGTCATTACCGAGAACGGCAGTGAGAAGACACTGGCGGACAAGCTGACGGAGATCATCACCGCCCTGAATGGCAAGGCGACCCCTGCGGACATCACCAACGCCCTCGGCAGCTACGTGAAGAAGGAGGCTGGTAAGGGTCTTTCTGCCAATGACTTTACCACCGAGCTGATGACCAAGCTGAACGGCATCGCGGCAGGCGCACAGGTCAACAAGATCGAGAGCATCAAGGTGAACGGCACTGCGCAGGCCATCGGCGCCGACAAGAGCGTCAACATCACCGTCCCTACCAAGACCAGCGACCTGGCCAACGACAAGAAGTATCAGACCGACACTGAGGTGGCCACTGCGGTCCAGACTGCCATCTCCAAGACCGGCCACGCCAGCTATCAGAAGGTCAGCGCCGTACCCACCGTCGATGCTGCACAGGAGAACATCCTGTATCTGGTGATGAACTCCACCACCAAGCACTATGACATCTACGCCAAGATCAAGGGCAGCAGCGGCAGCTACACCATGGAGCAGCTGGACGACACCACGGTGGACCTGACCGGCTATATCAAGAAGGAGACCGGAAAGGGCCTGTCCACCAACGACTACACCACTGCCGAGAAGCAGAAGCTGGCCAATATCGCTGACGGTGCGCAGGTGAACAAGATGGAGAGCGTGAAGGTAAACGGCGCTGCACAGGCCATCGCCGCCGACAAGAGCGTGAATATTTCTGTCCCCGTCATCTACGCACAGGCAGACCAGCCCGCAGGCCTGAAGGCAGGGGACATGTGGTTCCAGATCATCGAGTGATATAAGAGAGGTTTCGGAAAGGATGTGAGTTTTTGGCTACTACAGAAACGAAGGGCCTGATGACTTATGTCGATAAAAACGGCAACAAGTTCCTTATCTATCCAGTGACCAAGGCGGAACTGGTGGACGGGCTGGAAGAGGCGATACAGGCTTTTGCGGCCGGTCTCAACTACGACGACCGGTATTATACGGAAGCAGAGATCGACCAAAAGCTGCAGGGACTGCCGACCGCAGGGCATAAGCACACAAAGTCGGACATCACAGACTTTCCTGCCCTCGGCACGGCTGCGGCAAAGAATGCGGGCGACTTTGCAGCGGCCAGTCACACGCATGACTACGCTGGTTCGTCCAGCGCGGGCGGTGCGGCAAACTCAGCCAACAAACTGAA